CCTCAGTGGCCTTTATAACGCGCGGTTCGTAAGGGAGTGAGTCAAACATACTTTGTTATAGCACTTTTTTTGAATTTTAAAAATTTTATGCCGGCGTGGTTTTTAAAAATTAAAAAATTTCTTGCGGTATCTGCGTATTTTTACAAGGAGATCCCTCGGCCCAGCCCCCCGTCACGCGCGCCTGCCACGCTTACGCACGGTTGCGTGCGCTGCGGCTTGGTCCATGCTTGCTACGTTATAACATTACAGCAACGCGCCAGCGATCGGCGAGCGATCGGCGAGCGATCGGCGAGCGATCGGCGATTGCTTGTGCCTAAATGCCCGACCTCTTGGTAGTCTACCAAGACGCCAACACGGCCGCGCTGTAGGTAAGCCTCAAATCGCCTATCAGACGTGGGCGCGGCAATAGATTTGGTAGGTTACCAAGTGCAAAGAATTAACACTTACCCAAAACCTACCCGCCTACCAGCGCAAAAGAGGGTGCGGTAGGCGAAAGTAGGCGGTTTATGCGGTTTTAGACCGTCTACGAAAACGCGCCACAGTTTTACTATTATATTAGCATATTCTAATATATTACTTTTCAACCTTTTTTTATTTGTAATACAGCATATTTAGCATAACGCATTGATATCCGGGCGCCTCGGTTGTTTCTTCCGCCACCTAACAAACACCTATTGACATTCGCTCTACTTGTGTCTACATTACACAAATCAACAACGGAGACAGTCCAATGCTAACAACCCTCGAAGCTTTGCAAACATTCGCCGCGTGCGGTCTGATCGCCGCTATCCCGTAACTTATCCACACAACGGAGCAAACGACATGAACGCCTACACCATCCTGGAACTGGTCGCCGCCGCGCTTGTCGCGGCTGTCGTCTTCACGCACGCCATCCCGGCGCTTATCTAATCGTAACCAATCCACAGAAGGAGCAGAACAATGAAACTAGCAGCCATCAAAGACGTGATTCGCTCGAACGGCTACGCGTGGCCGGGCGGTTATCCAATCTATTTCGTGACCAGCGACTGCGACGCATTATCTGTCGCCGGCGCGCGTGCGCATTGGCGCGAGATAGTCGCAGCGCACTTGGCCAATGACACGCACAGCGACTGGAATATACGACGCTGGTATATAGTCGGCGCAGACATTAACTGGGAAAACGAAATGCTCTATTGCGCCTACACCGGCGCGCGTATCGAATCGGCTTATGGCGAATCGTAACCAATCAACACAACGGAGACAGTCCAATGCTAACAACCCTCGAAGCCCTGCAAACATTCGCCGCGTGCGGTCTGATCGCCGCTATCGTCGCCGCTATCGTCACGCCCTGACAGGAGTATAACAAATGAACAACCCATACACTGGCACTTGCGCCGACGCCTACGCCCGCGGCTGGAACCATGGTCACGGGCTCGCCTGCCATAACGTCCCGACGCTAGGTGAGACGGTCTGGTGCGACGCGCTAGGGCGCGTCACTGTGGACGCGGACAACCTCCGCGAAGTGCATCAGGCATTCTGTTACGACGCAGAGTCTAACTCGCGCTCTTACTCTCCATTTGAGTTTACGGCGCATGAGTTTAATGAATCCGACGAATCGGAGGCGTTATGGGAAGCTTTTGACCACGGCGTAAGCGACGCCATCGAAGCGGACCTGGCGACCTACACTGACGAAGATTATGGAGTCTAACCATGGAACTGGAATACATCGTAACGCTACACCGTGAAGGCCAAGCAGTGTGGCGCGCGCGCATCCCTGCTAAACAGTGCGGGCTCGTGGGCGACTACCACAACGGCTTGCCGTATCAGCCGGACGCGGAGGCGCTTGTGAAGGCGCTCCCGCACTCGCACAAGAAGGCGTTCGAGCGGGCGCTAGGATGGTGGCAGTCTCACTTCCCAGGCTCACGCCCGGTCCCGCTGAAGTGCGAATTAACGTCCACCAAAGGCTACGGGATAGGCGTGCTGTTCGCCACGCCCGACTGGCCGGTTGTGTAATCTGGGTAACAAACACACAAAGGAACGACGACAATGGACGATAGATTGAAAGAAACCGGCCGCAGCGCATATGCGTCCATCTCGCAGATGGTGGCGGCGCTAGAGGTTGACTATGATCGGCTTATGGAGCTCCGAGAGGAGCGCCAGGCGTTGCTCGACATGATTGCGGACGCTGAATCGCACGAGAAAGCCGACGCGCGCGCCGAACTTGCCCAGTGGGACGAAGAGAACAAAGACGAACTGGACGAATTAAGCGCCGACGCCGGCGAGTGTGTAAGCTTGGAAGAGGCGCAAACGCGAATCCAGGAAGACGCGCTATTAATCGAAGTCCGCAGCGGGTGGTGCGCGCTGGGCGACACGCTAGAGGCGGGGGAATTTAGCATTCTGCTAACCACGGGAGGCCCGGCCGTGTGGATTCGCGGCGAGCTAGACGACAACCGCGAGCCTTCCCGCGCATGGTTAGAGGTTCAGGACTGGGGGACGCCTTGGACGCGCTACTATGACGCCTCGCAAGAGGTGCTGCTCGCCTATGCGCGTTGTTTCTATTTCGGAGAGTGAGCTAATGTCAAAATACAAGCCAATGCCGATAGCCGTGGCGCTACGCCAGCGCCGCAAGCAGCTACGGCTGTCACAAGCCGTAGTCGCAGAGAAGGCCGGTTACAACGCCAACGCCATATGGGCGTGGGAGACAGGATACTGCAAACCGTCGATCCCGCGCCTAATGGACTGGTGCGGGGCTCTTGGGCTCGAGCTAACAGTAAAGGTGAAAGATGGATAACCCCCGCGAAATATTGAGCGACTCACTAGTGAAGCAAATCGCCCGCTTGCGGTCAGACCTGGAAGCCGAACGCGCTTGGACGAAGGCGCATGTCATCCTAGCCGAGCAATTGGTCGACATTACGAAAGAGCTAAAGCTAAAGTATTACGATGCCGAGCGCCGACTGAAGCTCAAAGACGAACTGATTCGCAAGCTAACGAACGAGGCGACGCAATGATCGACCTGGAAATGGACACGCGGGCGCTAGAGGCCCTGCTAGACTACCTGGCGCTACAGCCCCGGCCGGGGCTTGTAGACGAAGCCTATAAGGCCCTACGCGAGGCGCATGACAACGCCGCGGAAGATTACTGGGTGGGAGTGTGGAATGGAAACTGAATATTTCTTCGACGAATTGCAAATCCTGCCCGGCGCATGTCTGTTTGCGTCCGGCACGGCAACCGTCGCCTATGAGATAGGCGAGCCCGAGCCCGATGTCGGGATCATGTCGCGCTACGTTGAGGCCATCGAAGTGCTGTCTATCGAACTGGACCCTTACGAGTTCGACGACAAGGGCGTTGTACTGGCCAAGTCTGATCCGCTCTACGGCTTGATAGAGGCGGCGCTGCACAAGGGCGATAGACTCCGCGAGCATTGTATTCAAGACCAGGAGGCATGGTGATGGATTCTAAAACGCTAACCGCCCTGAAATCCTCGATCGAACACTGGCGAGAGAACGAAGCAGCACTCAGCACTGACGATGCGTCAACCAGCTGCAGAAGCTGTGCGCTGTGCCGTATGTTCCACACTGATCGCACGGACACTTGCAAAGGCTGTCCTGTTGCGGAGGCGACTGGAAGCATTCTTTGCGAAAGTTCGCCATACGATGACGCGAACGAAGCCTACCAATATTGGTGTGAAGTAGAAGACTGGGGCATGCGGGACTACATACATTGGCTGGCCTCCACAAGTCACAAGTTCATTGAGAACTGGCGCGCCCGTGAGAAATTCCTTCTCGCTGCCCGCGACGAACGCCAATTTTTGGAGAGCCTGCTGCCATGAGTGACGACATTGTAGAGCGGCTGCGCGAACTCGCATCCAACTTGTCAGAAGCGTATCCTGACTATGCAGAAGCCGCCGACGAAGTCACCCGACTCCGCGCCGACCTCGCCGCAGCGCAGGATCACCGAATTGATACAGACAAGTGGTTGGCAACCGAAAAATCTAGGTCGGGAAAACTCGAAGCCGAGAACGCCCGTCTCCGCGCCGAACTCGCCGCCGAGCGCGAGCGAGTGGAAGCAGCGACGCATTACGCCACACAGATAACCGTGTGGACAGTCGAGACGTTTTTTGAGCCTGATAAAACGGGCTGGAAGCCCCTGACTGAATTGCTTGGCGTATTGAGCCAGCTAGACAATGCGCTTGTCGGCGTCAGAGAGAAGCGGGACAAGCTGCGCGAGGCGCTGGTGAAGGCGCGGGGGCTTGTAAGCGGGGCGTTCGTTAATCGTCGCTTGGATCACGACGTAGCGATATTCCAACATTCGGCAGTTATGGAAGCCATCGCCGCCATCGCCGCCGCTAATGCGCGAGCAGCCGACGCCGAGCGCGAGTTCCAGCGATACATCAGAGAACTCGACAAATGCACCGAGCGTGCCGAAGCAGCCGAAGCGCGCGAGCGGGAGGCGGCGGAGTTGCTGAAGGAGGCGCGCGAATATGTGCGCGAGGTTGCGGCTGTCACGCTGGATGAGGAGGATTGCGAATGGCTCGCCCGCATCGACGCTTTTCTGAAAGGAGACGGGGATGAGTGAGAACGCCGCAGATATGCTTGAGCGCCTTGGGACAGACGCTGTTCTATGGGCGAAGGAATTTCGGAAGACGGCTATTCGTCTCGGCTATTCCGACATGGATGAAGGTTGGCTTATTGGGTGGTTTGCCAACGCCATCGAGCGTTGCGATGTCGTGCGCTGCAACCCGCTCCGCGCCGAACTCGCCGAGGCCAAAATTGAAATCGAGAGACAGCGAGCGCGCGTCATCAAGTGGGTAAACGCGGCAATGCGTAACGAGGAATATGACGATGACGGACGATAGAATTGTGAGAATGCTGCGCGTCAGCGAGAGCGATCCTGTGCAGCAGGAAGCAGCCGACGAAATCGAGCGCCTAATCGCCGAACTCGCCACAGAAAAAGAAGTATCTGCGTCTAGGCAGAAGCTAATCTTTGCTGGATTGGCCGAGCGCCTAATCGCCGAACTAGCCGCCACCCGCGCTGCGCTTCAATACGCCCGCAATTTGATCGGCCCTGACGAGATAATAGACGCCGCACTGAAAGGAAATGAGTGATGGGGAAGATGAAAGTGCTTTGGGAAGAACTATCGAACCTGCGCGAGGTTGTGCGCTTGCTGTCAGACGACGCCTTGCAGCTTATGCTGGACGCCGACTCGGACCCATACCGCGGCGCAGTCATACAGGCGGAGATACAGCGCCGGGAAGAGGAGAACGCCCGTGTGGAAGGTCACGCCTAGTCAAGTCACTTGGAATGTAGAGAGCCGGTCTATCACTATCCACGGCCTTAATGGCAAGCCGTGGGCGCGCATCCACCTGCCCTTGGCCGATGATCGCGCCATCATAACGGCCGGCTATGCCCTAAACTTTGCAACGAAAGAGCCCGAAAATGCGAGACGAAACGCCGCCCACCATCCACGCAGAACGGATGGAGCAACAACGCCAGATTCGGAAGATGGTAGAAGAGGCCGCAAAGGCGCTTCACACGACGCCCGACGCCCTGATCTGTCACGACCGAACGTCGTGGAAAGTGTCAGTGCGAGACGAGATAATGTGGCGCGCCAGGCGGGAGCTAAAAGCAAGCTATCCGACGATAGCGGGCGTCTTCCGGTACAATCACACGGCGGTCATGGCGGCGGTGAGGCGATATGAAAGACGTTGACATCCTGGCCGTCGCGGTCATCGTAGTCCTGGAATTGATATTCGGGGTGAGATAATGAGCTACTGGGAAACGCAATTAGATGGCTATGGGGCGCTTGTGCCCGACATGCCTCGCAACGAGCCCTGCTATGAAGTGAATAAGCCGCTCTGGGCCGTGTTCCGCCGCACCAACCCGCACGCGACAGAACATCCGATCATGACAGAACAGGAAATCGTCCGGCGCTTGGACATCCTTTATCGCAGTGACGGGACTTGCAATGTAGGCTGAAGCGCGCTAAAAAGATGGCGTCCATTCCTTCCCCGACTAGGGCCGGCGCAAGCCGGCCTTTTCTTTTTAGGATGGCGTCTCTCCGAACCCGAGCCCCGCCAATAGCTCTTGCGCCGACTCATGCGCCGCGCAGAGGCGTTCTATAACCGCCTCCGGGCACTCATCATCGCCTGGCGTCGCCGCCCAGTCTAGATAGTCGTCGACTGACTCGGTTAGCTCTGCCAGCGTCTCTAGGACGTGCCTATAAAGATCGATTGATGTTGACGACATTATTTTTCGACGCTCCCTCTCCAATTATCTTAGCCCATTCCCGGCGGATGTCAGAATTAGACCATTCCGCCAGCTCCGGCCGCACGAAACAATGCCGTTTAGTTGGATAATCTTTGGAGTAGATCAGTCCCTTGTCGATCCAACCAGCTTCTTTGAGCGCATGAAACAGCGCCGGCGGGAATATGCGCGTATTATTACCGGCGCTTTCGTTCAGTTCTTTAAGAACCTTGTGCCATGGCCCACCAATAATATCTTTGTCGAACGGTGCAATCCGTTCCTCGATCTCATGGAAAACAAAAGACTCGGCTTGGCTCATGCCAGTGTAGACCAGTTTGCGCTTGTAGTCGGTCATCATCGGCGGCTGTTTCGGGTTGAACGCCGATACGTCGCGCGCGTAAAGCCACTGCGCTACGGCCTGGAAGCCTCCGGCCTTATACCAGTCCCACATATTGGCCGCGTCATGCTCGCTCATGCGGGCGGCGCTTGACCATATGCAGAACCAGCGCCGATCATCCGAATCGAGAGTGATAGGCATGTCTTCGTTTGTGAACGCGACCACAAGCAGCCGATTCGGCATTTCGTAAGGATGCAGGCTCTTGCGATTAACAGTCAGCATCTCCGGCGGCGCGGCGATGATGGGCTTCAGTTTGTTCGCCATCGCCCGGCGGTCGCGCGCCTCGGGCTCTTTCAATTCATTAAGGATGATCACTTCGCTCTGGTAGTGATACCCCCAGTCCGAGACGATCTTATCGCCATCGATGATCTTGACATTCTGTAAACTGTCGCCCGACACGGCCCAAAAGAACGGAGCCCACATAGTATCTTTGCCGGAGCCGCCGTGGCCGCCGTGCAGCACGGCATGGTTGATCTTGATCCGCGGATTCTTTAGCTTGAACGCCATAACATTCCAGATGTGTTCAAGCTCTTCCTCGTTAGGAACCAGTTTGCGGCAATGGTCGATCCACCGCTGCGGATCGCCGCCGGCGGTTATTGCGGGGCGGAAGTTACGCCAGACATTGCCGTAAACGAGCCCGTCCTTATGCACTTGCCAGTCGTCGCCGGCGGCGTAGGTCATACCGTGCAAGGCGTAGCCGTTGCGTTCCTCGCGGAACATATCGAACCACACGGACGCCTCTAGCCGGCGTTTCTTGCCGTCGCTGTTCTGCGCATAGCAGTCGACGTGACGATAGAGCGCGTTGAAAGCTTTGCGGCTTAGTTCCGAACACGTCTCGCGGTCGAAATAGGCGTCGTCAGTAGCGACATAAGCGAACCGCGCGTGCCAGCCGTCGCGTGTCTCGCGTCCGGCCTGCTTGCGCTCTACGGCTGCGATCTGCGGCGTCACGACATCAGGGAATGCCTCCGTCGGTTCGGGCGGCTGCATCTCGGTCAGCATGTCGGAGAGGATGTCGTCGCGCAGTCCTGGACGGCGACGCGGCCCACCCTGTTCACCCACCCACTCAAGAAAGGCTTCGCTGGTCAGATGTTCGCAATGGCCGTGAAAACAGAAGAACGCGCGGGACTGCGGCATATACCGCGCCTCGCCTTGACCGTCCGTATGCGCGGCGTGATTCGGGCATACAACGCCCATCCAGCCTTCGTGATTTACGCGGGACGTAATAAGGTTGTTCTCATTCAGCCACGCCACGACATCATCTTTGCCGCTGTCCGTAAGCCGTATGTGATGCGTATTCGTCTCGACAGGCTCCAGCGTGACGCCGAACGCTTCGACGATCTGTGCGACGGTAAACTCGCGGGAAGGATCGAACGTCACTTCGCGGCACACGAAGTCCTCGCGGCCGGGCTTGCGATTTACCGACCCTGGAAGGCGACAGTTGCGCACGGGGTTGGTAGCGCCAGGATCGGTGTAGCCGGCCTTAGCGAGCGCGGTCAGAAGTGAACAGTGTTCGTCTACGGTAGGCTGGTCGCTGTAAGCGTACCAGTATTGGAAATTGCCGGGGCTTGTCTCAACGATGGCGGTAGGTGCGAGCGGTGGCTCTTTGGACTTGGTGCCGATGTCATCCAGCATCAGGAATAGGACATGCGTGCAATGGTTCCTGGATGCAGATGGCTGGCCATCCTCAAACCGCTCGCGGATAAAGCTGCCGGTGTTTATATAAAAAGACTCGCCTTCGCGGCGCTTACGCTTCGGATAATACGCCGGCCATGTGTAGCGCGGCGAGCCGTCCAGATACGTGCGGCCGGTAGCGATTTGCTGCACGATGAGCGCCGTCTCGCCCTCGGGCGCAAGCTTTGTGAAGTATTCAAAGAGTGTCATTTTTCCTCGCAGAATATGCCACAGTCTGTCTGCATGTTCTTAAGCGCGCGCCCTTTAGCGTTTTCTGGTAGCTCATCCAAAAACAACCGCCGCCCTTTATATCGTACCAGCCTAGCACCCAACACACGCGATTGCGCTGCGCGGTCGGCGTAAATCTGCGGGTATTCTTTACGCACTAAATTCCAATAAGTAGGTGATGTAGCCTTGACGCATCCTATACAGTTGGCGTTAGGAAAACCTTTGCTGTATATGCGCGGCGGCGAAATCCCGGCTGTTAATATAACGTCAAGACAGTCCTGTTTTGTCAGCCCTGCATCAATCAGCACAGGCAGCACGTTGCTGCGCTCTGACATAATAAATCGATTAAACCGATCGCGCTCATCAACCGTAAAACCTAAAACATGCCAGTCTGCTTTATTAGTCTGTTCCCACTCTTGGCGCGCGCGTTTTTTAAGTTCTATGGTGCAGGGAGCGCCTAGCGGCCCTGACATAAATGAGCGTCGCGTCCATACATCGCGCGCGGAACATGATGGATATTTGCTATTTACCGCGCGCTCAATCTTGACATTGAGCCACGATTCGACATCGCGCAAAAAACGCATATTGTCAGCGTCTTCTTCCATAACAGGATTATTAATGACGCGAACATCAGTATATTTTTCAAGTGTTAATTTAGCGGCGACGGCACTGGCAGCGCCACAAGAAAACCAGACAGCAATCATTTGCCATATCTCCCCATTATGCTCGCTTCTACGTCGAGCGGTAAACCTTCGGCCCAAGCGGGCGGCGTCGTCATGGCTTCTATGAGAGCGGCTTTCGCGGCTTCCGGCTGGTCAGTCTCCAGAACAATTTCATCGTGAACATGCAGGACCACACCAGGCAAACGGCGGAGAGCCTCACGTAGAAGGTCATGGGCGGTCGCCTGTGTGACGTTCTCGCAAGCCAGCCCACGCCAGAGACGCGCACGAGGCCAAGCCTTAGCGTCCGCCGCAGGCTTCCAAGCCGCCTTCGCATAGGTAATATCGCCGTTCTCTTCAAATCGCGCGAACGGATAGCAAAGCACACGGCCAGAAGGCAGGCAATACCAGAGATGATTCTTGTCCGCGACATAGGAAATCCTGCCCGCAGTAAACACGCGGCCCTTATTGCGCAGCGCACGGTTGTAAGCCTCTTCAAGATCACCCCAGAACGGCAGCGCCCATGCGTTAGCGCGCCGCCAAGCGTCCACCATGCTCCGCGCCTGCGCCTCGGGCAGATGCACGCCATAGACGCGGCCCATGGCTGCGAACGCGCCGATACCGCCGCCGAAGCCGCAGTTGTGGACTATCATAGGGCCGGAATTTGTAAGAACCGTAAACCTATTATTCGGCCCCGCTTCCACTATGTCGTAGACGGGCCTCCAAGTCGTCGATTCGACGCTGTAAGGCGCGGATGGACCGTTTATTGTTGCAATTCTCTCTGCGCGATACGAACCGTAAATTGCCCGGTTCGTAGCCTTTATCCACGTCGATGCGGTCCAAATCCAAGTTTGGCTGATCCCACCCATCCAATGTGACGACATAGCGCAAAAAAGCGGCTTTGTCGGTACGCCAAGGTTCATACAACTTAATCCCGCGCCCGCCATAGTTAGCATACCCACGATCTTTTGGGTTGTGGCAGCGGTTCTTACACGCAGATAGTCTATTAAGTAGCCGCCGGCGATGCGCGTCGTCAGGACACGCCTCGGCGTATTTGAAGTAATCTTTTCGCCAGAACCCAGCCGCTTTTCTAGCGCATGAATTGCAGCGCGTAGATGCGCCTTTAAGAAGATTGTATAGTTGGACCATGTGTGGAGGCGCACCGCAGGAGCATTGGACCACAACGCATCGCGTTTTTGCCACGCCGTATTGCGCCATAACGCTGTCGACCACGGTAAGTTCGCCGAACCTGTCGCCAGGGCTTGGGTCTGGAACGCGCTTGATAAATGTACCGTCTTCGCGGCGATCCACTCGCGTTGCGCCAGAAATAGATGGTCCTCCGTGGCGTACATTCCGCACACGGAGATAGTCGGCTTTACCCCCCGTTGAATCGGTCCTTTGTGAGTTACCCATGATATTCCGTCCCATAATTTATGATCTGTAGATACATCCACTATAGCCATCCATCCGGCATCTGTCAAAACTAACGTATCTTCGGATACACAGGCCAATTCCTGCACCTTGCCAATCTGGCGCTGGTCCTTCGTCACAGCGTCGTAAGTCGTGCGAAACGTCTCGGCGGCGTTGACTTTGTAAACGTCAAGCCCCTCGCGGAACTGTTTAAGCTTGGCGTCGCCGCGGCCTGAGAGCCACGGGTTGACGCGGCCTTCGATAGCGGACCAGTCAGCCACTACGAACGTCTTACCTTCCGCCGGTATCAAGGCGGGCCGAAGCATCCCACGCAATACGTCGGTGACTCGCCGCCCGTGGTGAGGCACGATGGCATGGCCATGAACCATTGCACGTCGCACGGCTTCCGGGTGCTCGGCGCACTTACGTGTGAAGTTGTGGACCTGAGCGCCATAGCTCGACGCTCTGCCCGTAGCTGATCCTCCGGCGAAAACAAAAGCGCCGCGCACACGATCATCGACCGCAGCCAGACGAGCCAGACGATCAAACTTAGCGACGCTGGAAGCCCATAGATCATCAGCGCATTGGATAACTTCTTTGACATCGGGGGGCACCTCTTCTGGATCGTCAAGCGCAAGCAGGTTGGCGCGCACGGTTTTGTCGGTTGAATACTTGCCGTCGCGCTCCATCAGTTTAAGCGCCTGCGGGCCTACGCGCTCCATCACCCACTTGCGCATACGCGGGCTGCGCACGCTAAGGACTTCGCCGTTCGTCACCTCGCGGACGGTCGACTCGATCTCAACGCGCTCATTCTCGGCGTATTGCACGGCGGCTAGGCATAGGTCGCGGTCGATACGCACGCCGCGGTCGTTAATGCGCTCATTGACGTGGTAGTCGGCCAGCTCTTCGTCGGTTAGCTCGCGCAGCATCTTGCTGACGGCGCGCATAGTGCGCACGTCCTGCTCGCAATATTCGTAGAGTTCCGGCAACAGGTCTTGCCGGAACGGCGGCGTGCAGCACTTGCGCACGAGATACGGCCCGCGCGTGTCCTTACGCATGGCCGCGCCGGCGAACCGGCCAACGTCTTCTAGTGATCCTGGCGCACAGTTCGCACGCGCCTGCGCGGCCGTGCAGTAGAACTGTTCCAGCGGTATCGGCATCTTCAACACGTGCCAGAAGATCAGCCGCTCGAACGCCGCGTTGTGCGCCCGCACTTGGCCTTTGATCTCCGGCATTGGCTGGCCGGGCGTCCAGGTCTGCACGTCGCCATCGTCATAGGCGTAGGACATGCACAGCACTTTAGTCGTGTGATCCTGCGCGTAGTTGTAAACACCGCGCTCCCGCAAGTCGCACTCGCTTGCGGTTTCCATATCTACCCACGTTATCATTGAAGCAACCTCTACAGATGAGAACGGGGGCTTTCGCCCCCGCTTCATGTTACGCCCGCCGACGACGGCCAGTGTCACCCGCAGATGCGGATTCCTCCACCGGTTCGCCATCCATCGTCATCCAGTCGATGATCTCAAAGACAGGATAGAAGATGCGGCCGTAGGTCTTGTGCTGGTAGGTCGATGATCCCAGCTTGCAGACCGCCACAGTAGCCGGCGACTGCGTATTGATGCGCTTGCCGACGTTTACGCCCAGCTCGGCGACGGCTCTCTTGCCGCCGGCTGAAGTCGTCGCAAAGCGCGCCTCAATACCTTCGTCGTCGCCACTAAGGCACTTCATGCTGAGCCCGAGCTGCTGCTCCCATCCGCGCTTTGCAGCAACGGGCGGAGCGTCGAGCTGGTCAACCGTGCGAGGCGCGGCCTTGTCATAAGCAGAAAAGATACGCTCTGCGAGGACTTCGCCTTCACCCCATGCAACCCAACCCTTCACGAACGAAGCGGGGTTAACCGCCCAACGTCCATCGGGGTCAATCAAGGTCTGGTCAGCGCCGTAAACCCAGTGGCCGGTTTTATCCATCTTGATGATGACATTACCGCCCACACCGATTTCGTCGCCAAGGCTCATTAGTGCATTGCCAAGGTCAACATCCGCCGGAAGATTAGCGTTACCGAACTTTGTCATGCCAGTCATTGTCATTACCTTACGTTAGAGAAAGCACGGATAAGATCGTTTCCGTGTGTAAGCACCTCCGGCCTCGGATCGCTCTCCGGCGCGATGGTGTTACCTGTTGAGATGGCGACCGTCAGGTCTTTAGGAAGCTTGCCCGCAATCTTTTCGACTTGCGCGGGCGACTTCATCACCATCAAATCCGAATCATCCAATCCCATTTTTGTGAGAGCCGCTCTTGCGGCGTCGGGATCGGCCCATTGTCTAGTTGCTCTCTTAGGGACAAGCTTCCAGCCCGTGACCGGGGCGTTGCTCTCCAGCATCGTTTGCGCCATTTCACGAACGCTCTTAGCCCATTCTTCCGCAACCTGCGCAAACGCCAAAGCATGTCCAATCTTCTCCGGGTCAATAGCGGCGATCTTTGTAGACACCGCGCGCTCGAGCTGTCCAGTCACCTCGGGGCACACGGCCTTGGCCGGGCACCAGCGGCAATGATCGCCCTGCTTCAGCGGCGCGTCGGGCTTAAACGAAGCTTGCACGGCGTCGAACAGCACGCGCTCGAACGCCTTTACGCGACCGGGCGTCGTAAGCCACCGGCTAACACGCGGCGGCTGCACGATTATCATTTCGATCTCAGTGACGCCTTCAAACGCCCAACGTGTTTCGGCGGTGCGCATAGCAGCAGCAGCGTAGAAGAGAAGCTGATCGTTCTCTTCAGCATCCACCGCCACCCCATCACCAAACTTCCAATCGAGTAGAATTGCACGATTGCCAATACGGCCAAGCAAGTCGCATGATCCGAATACGCCGGCAAGAAACCCTCCAAAATGCACCGTGATCTCGGTTTGAAACTCCATGCCGCGGTTAGGATCGATCTCATTCAAAGAGTCGAGAGCAAATCTTAACTTTTCGTTGTTGTCAAACGAGTCGATGGTTTCGTCTAGAGACAGGATCGCGTGCATCGCATTGTGCAACCGCGTGCCTTCCTCGGCGTAACTGCTTGTGGGCTTTGGGGGAACCGTCTCGACAAGCGCCCGTGAGCCGGGGCAGTTGATAAGACGCTTGGCGGTCGAACCGCCGACTATTTTGCTGTGTGACATTACCGAACCTCTCTGATGATTTGCAGACTAGACAACCGCGCGGCGCTGTGCAACAAATATTTTTATGCTGGAATCAGAAATTGAAGCCTACTTCGTCAAGTCCGTCAAATCACTTGGTGGAATTGCCTACAAGTTCAACAGCTTGTCGAACCGTGGTGTAAGCGACAGGATTGTGTGCCTGCCGAACGGCGAGACGTGGTTTGTAGAACTGAAACGCGACGGCGGCAAGCTGTCCGCGCTGCAAAAGCTGTTCGCAGAAGACATGCGGAAGCTGAACCAAAACTATGCTTGTCTGTGGAATAAAGAGAACGTAGACCGATGGACTTACGACCGTATCAACACGAAGCCGCCGACTTCCTCTTCAGCCGCGACCGCGCCATGATCCTCGCGCCAGTCGGTGCGGGCAAAACGGCGATCACGCTCACAGCCATGGCCGACATGACGCTGCGCGGGCATTGCGACCGTTGGCTTGTGCTTGCGCCCAAGCGTGTGTGCTTGTCTGTGTGGCCGGTAGAAGTGACGAAATGGGCGTCGCATCTGTCCATCGCCGTCGCCGTTGGCACGCCCGCGCAACGCAAGAAAGCGTTTGAATCGGACGCCGATGTTGTTGTGACGAACTACGACAATATACCGTCGATCGATCCGAAAGACTTTGACGGCATTATCTTCGACGAATTGACGCGGCTAAAAAACCCGAGCGGCAAACGGTTTAAGCACCTGATGAAGATACTGGACCAGTTCAAGATCAGATGGGGCTGCACAGGATCGTTTACGTCGAACGGATTAGAAGACGTATTCGGCCAGTGCAAGGTCATAGATCAGACGTTGCTTGGTCGCTCTAAAGGCGCGTTCCTTCAACAGTATTTCTACTGCACGAACCGCGAATATAACGACTGGACGCCGCTCCCGAACGCGCTGCCTAAGGTCATGGACGCCATCAGACCGGCGACTTATGTGCTGGAGCCTGGCGAGTATAAGGACAAACTGCCTCCGCTCCACGTCGTCGAGATGCGATGCGATCTAGAGGACCGCGCGCCTTACGAGGCGATGAAGAAAGACTTCGTGATCGAGGATATTGTGTCTGCGCCGACTGCGGCCGTTGTCACTCAAAAGCTGCAACAGCTCGCGTCCGGGTTTGCCTACGATAGCGTCGGCGCGCCACACTGGTTTGGTAGCCAAAAGTTCGACGTGCTTGACGACATCCTGACCGAAAACCAGCACGACAACACCATCGTCGTTTACAATTACAAGGAAGAACTGGCAGAACTCAAACGGCGCTATAAACTTACCACCATAGACGAAGATGGTGCCGTCGAGAACTGGAACGAAGGGCGAATACAGTTGCTCGCCATTCACCCCAAGAGCGCCGGTCACGGGCTCAATCTACAGTTTGGCGGCAACAAGATCGTTTTCCTGTCTGTGCCGTGGTCGCTGGAGCTTTACGAGCAGACCGTAGGACGGCTGCACCGCAGCGGGCAAAACCGCGATGTGTGGTGCTACGTTATCCTTTGTAACAAAACGATTGACGACCGCATCTTTGCGGCGTTACACGATAAACGGACTTTGGCTGAGCTGGCGCTGGAGGAACTGAAGTGAACTGGCCGGAACTTTGCGCGAAGCTTACACGCCTAACGGAACAAGAGGTATCCGACCTCTTGGAGGACGAGCGCCATAACGCTCGGCGGTCTACGTTCATCATACGCCTGCACCAGCGTTTCACGACGCTGCGCATGTTGCGTGAGCGGGCCGATTTGTTGAGGGAAATAAATGACACCGCAAGAACTGCTAAAAATGGCCGGCGACATCGTGACGGAACGCGGGGCTAATTACGGGGGGATTGAGAACAATTTCCAGTTGATCGCCGATCTCGCGTCGCTGCGACTGGGCCGCGACTTTCACCCTTACGAGATTGCTATCATTCTGGCTTGCGTAAAGAACGCCCGTGCGTTCGCGTCGCCGTCGCATCTGGACAGCCACGTTGACGCTGTGAATTACGAGCTGTTCGCCGCGACGTTTGCCGAAGATTACATGGCATCAAAGAACGGCACGGAATATATCGAGTATCAGAAAAAGGCGAATCGTAGGGCCGCCAAGGCGACGAAGCCTGAGTAACCTAAAGCGCCCTCGCTAACTGCGGGGGCGTTTGTCTAGCGCCTGGCGAAGTTCTTTGATCTCGTCGCGCAGCGCCTCTATCTCTTCTGTCAGGTCTTTTACGCGGCTCTCATAGCCGTCGATCAGTGCTTGAAAGTGCCGGGTTATGCCGTCCAGCTTGGCGGTTTCTGCGCCGATTTCCAGCGCGACTGCTTTCGCCGCGGCCTCGCGCCGGCCAAATAGGAAACCCAAGACGCCTACGGGCGCAGACATAAGCGCACCGTATTCCTTCAATGCTTCTAGGAACCGTTGGGCCTCTTCGCTCACGATCCATCCCCTATCCGGCAAGCGGCGCGCATCTTCCCGTAATCTACCACAAGCTTGGCAACCTGACTATCTTTTGGCAACGCGCGCAGTTCTTTAGCCGCAAGCCGCTGCGTCTCCGCGCTGTAGGTCACAAGCGGGGGGCAGCCGCCGCCGGATGTCGTCTGGCACGCCGACAGGCTAAAAGCGGCCGCTATCCAGATCGCGTGCTGTGTCTTCAACGGTCTTTTCCTTCAGCATCTCTTCAGCACGCTTTGCGGCTACTTCGGCGTCCTTTCCCATCTGGTCAAGTTTGGCTTGAAGCTCGCCGTCGCGTTTGATGGTTTCGATCAGCCAACGCACGACGACAAGCGCCGCGACAACGACGCCAATATAAAGAACGGTCATGGGGATGCCAAATGCCAGAGATGGAGGCCAGTCTTGGCCATACGCTCCCCGATCACGGCGGTCAGGCCGGCCAAGATCATGATACGGATCATGTCAAAGTGATCGGGGTGCATCATTACTGCGACTTGTCACCGCCGGTGACATTCCAGTCTTTGGCGGCGATCAGGCCGACGGCGACAAGCGCGCCCTGCAAGTCTTCCCAGTTGATGTGCTTGGTCTGCCAAGCGTTCCAAAGAACGGTCATAAGCGCCAGAACGCCGGGAACAGTCGTCATCCAGTTCTTCATCATGGTAAATCTCCTATCTGCACAATCCGTCTTTACATGCGTGGTATAGGCTTGCGCAGCCGGTAAGTGTCAGGATCGCCGCTGCGCAGAGCGCCAGCGCGACAAGGGACCACAACGCTGATAGTGCGGCGTCCTGACGTTCTTTAGGGTCCGTAGCGCCCAGCGACATGGAGCTGGCGACACAGAAGACAGCCGAAGCGAGCGCCAGAGCGCCAGCCGTAAGAACCCCGAGTGCGCCGCCTAGTGTCATGTCAGCCCTCAATCTGAAAGTGGACTCCATCCACAATGGACTTCCACGAACCGCCCCAAGTGACCGTAACGCCGGCGGTTTTGGCCGCTTTCTGCACCGCGGTGTTTATCTTACGATAGTCAGCCAGATTCCACGACACTTTGCCGCCGGGCATAGCCACCACGTCCACGGCCTTACCGCGCAGATGGTAGCTGTTCATGGTGCGGCTCTTGCCCGTGCGGACAAGATACCGTTGACGCTCGCGGTCGCGCAAGCCCTCCGTAATCTCGAACGGGATCGGACTGGCCGCCCGCGCCGCCTTCATGACAGCCACAAGGCGGGGGTCCACGCCGCTCATGCGGCGGATGCTGGTTGCGTTGAACTTGGTCATCGGGCCATCGCGTTCTTTTTCTCGCCGCCAGCAAGCGCATTTTGAACAGTCACGGCGGCGGTAATTTCGGGGGAATATTTACGGATGTCTTTTCTAAACTCGCGGCCTTTTTCGCGTATTTTTGCGCCGGTCGCTTTGCTCTTTTCCGCGTAGGCAACCGCATCCTCAATTACCTGCGCCGCCTGTTGCGGGTCAAGCATTTCGGTTGCAATCTGAATGGCAAGCCGGCGGTCGATCTTACGCTCCAGCGAGCCGATGACCTTATTCGCCACGTTGAAAACGCGGTCCATAAGGTTAGCGCGGGGGAGCTGCACAGTGCGTCCGGCTTCTGGACCGGCCTGCGATGCAGCGCGGGCCATGCGGTTGGCCTCTGCCTCTCGCGCTAGATCAGCGCGGATGGCTTCAACCTTGCGGACTTCGCTCGGCGTCAGCACGTCAGACAACTTTTCGAACCGCGGCGCGCCCGCAAGAGCACGTTTGATTGTGAGAGGAGCCTGCTCTACGGCCGTCGCAAAAACGCCTGCGCGCTGCGGGGCCTCTTGCGCGAGCGGCGACAACAGTTTGGATTCAAGATATTGACCGATTTCCATGCGGTTAATCGGGCCGGAACGCTCGGCAAACTCGGCGCGTGCGGCTTCATACAACGGCGATTTCTGTTTTAGAAACCCGAGAAATTCACCGCGGGTCTTGGCGATAGCCGCGGCTTCAGACGCGCCGATCCCGTAGCGAGTTTTAACCGCCGGATCATTTATAAGGTCATCCATCGCCAGTTTAAGATTATGCAGGCTGGTGATAGGATATTTTGCTTGCGTAGCCGGAATAGTCGTTGTCAACGGTTCGCCCGACGGCCCAAAAATAGGCGACGCGACAGTCTGTTCGGGCGCGGTCTTGCCGATCTGGAACGTCTGCCCGCGCTCGGCGGACAATTCCGCCGCACGCGATAGCGCCTTGTCCATAGACGGCCGCGATAACAATTCCGTAAATTCCGGCGTCTCAGTCACCGGAGCGCCGGCTTCGGCCGCCTTGTAAAGCTTACCAGCTTCACTTGAACGGGCGGCTTTCGCGGCCTCGATATTAGCCTCTGTGCCGCTGACTGTGCGCAACGACGCTAAGCGCGCCGCGCTTTGCGCTTTAGCCCGCTCCATAAACTCAGTAGGCAGCACTTCAGCCGCGCTCGCGCCAAGCTGCGAGAACCGCGCGGACCCAACCGGCGCGGCAGCCTGCGCAGCCGTCGGCGCAGAGCCGGGCACAAACTCAGCGGCCGGGTTGCGGAGCGCCTGCACAATCTCAGGCCCGCGGCCCTCTACCGCTTCAAGATAGGTAGCATAGCGCGGGGCCATGACGTTGCGGCCAAACTCATACGCCGGCGCAGCCACCGCAAACGGAGCTTGAACCGCAGCGGCCAGCACATTAGCGGGCGACGAGGCCTGCGAAAGCTGACGCAGCCCCGGTCGGCGAAGGGCCGCGCCTGCGCCGCCCGCGAGGGTGGAAATGTCAGCAAGCAAACCAACCGGATCTGTGCGCAGCGTTTCTAACGCCGCCGTCGGAGAGCCGTAACGCTCAACAGCGTATTGGGCCACCGACTTGGCGGTCTGCACTGGGCTAAGCGCCGCCGCGCCAAGAGCTTCGACAGTCTGAACAGGATGCGCAGCCGTCTCGTAAATTCTCTGCGCAAACTTCATCCCGCTTTCAGGGATGTTTTCCAGCATAGAACCGACAAACCCCGCTGCCTGTTCCGGCAACGACTCAACCGCGCGGGGGCCGGGCATACCTTCCTCAGATGGCGCAAGGCCAAAATGCGCTGCAATCTCAGCATCCGAATAGCCGGCCTCTTTTGCCTTCGCCGCTGCGGGCTGCGAAAGCAAAAATTTACGAATTTCTTCGTCCGAATACCCAGCTTTGCGAGCGGTTTCGATCTTGGCTTTCATTATTTGAATATCTCATCAAGAGAAGGTCGATTAGCAGGTGCATCACTAGGAGCCGTTGCGGGTTGCCCGGTGTTTGCGTATTTTACCATCAGACCTTTAATCTGATTCCAAGCCGCAAGACGCTGATTAGCCGGGATGTTTGGGTTAGCGATGTCGCCAGTCAATTTTTCAATAAACTGACGGTCGCCTTCCGAAATGCCTGCACCAAGCTTGCCGCCCAATTTTTTAAGAACGACATCGTTCTTAATGGTTTCAAGCTTAGCAATATTCTCCATGCCTGGCGACGCGCCGCCAAGAAATCCGCGGATGCCCGCAATACCAGATTGCATACCGCCGCTGGTGGAGCCACGGATAAGCTCGCTGACTTCATCCTTGCCGGTTCCGGCGTTGAAGCCCGCAGCATCAAGAACTTCGGTGGCAAATCGTTTGTTATTATACGCCGCGCTGCCGAGGGGCGCTTCAGCCGTCGGGCGGATTTCAGCAGGGATTAGACGGCCCCGCGCGGGCGCGGCGGCCGGTGCCGGTGCCGGAGCCGCTTGCGACGGTGCGACCATTGCGTTAGCCGGTGCGGCGGGCGCGGCCATAGCGTTAGGCTGGTCTGGCGTAGTGACGCGCGAGCTGCCGGTGGCAGGATCAAAAACAATTACAGTGCCGGTATCCGGCGGCCCCGGCATAGCAGTAAGATTTCGCGCCTTTACACCCTCTGAACCAGGCACAGCAATAGCGCCCTGTTGCGGCGCATTTTCTGGGATAGCAACAACGCGAGTATTCCCGGCTGCGTCCGTAACTTGCTGGTAGTTAAATTTTGGCTTCGCCAGTTCAGCTTGTTTTTCCGGCGAAATGAGCTGCGACGCTTTCCATTCCGGCGTAAATTTCACATCGCGGAACGCCGAGCCGCCCGCGGGAAAATCTTTGTCCTGATCCATAAGATCGACAAGGCGATCCAGCGTTGTCTGATTGGTTACAAAATCCTTGAAGTAATTCTTATAATATCCAGCCTTCTTAGCCAAAAACTCTTGCTCGCTAATTTTCTGTTCGCTACGCGCTTTTTCAAGATCGGAGAATGCTTTTGGCATCTCTATCTCTTCAAACTTACGAATATCCTGCCGTAGTTTGTTGCCGCGCAGTCCAGCTTCTTCTCTTTCAAGACCAGCTTTAGGCAATTCAATTTCTGTGAACCTGCGCTCCGACTGCGCCGCCCGACGACGTGTCTCATCCGCCGCGGCGGCGGCCTGTTCAGCCATGCGGCGCTCGCGTTCGCCCGCTAACTGGCTGCCGTATAGCTGCCGAGCAAAGTCCGGGTCATACCGGAATACTTGTTCAGCAAATCGCGGGTCTTGAAAATTAGGCGACAGCCCGCGAACCGCCTGCTCAGCCTGCAATTTGCGCTGGTATTCCTGCATCTGCATCTGCGCGAGCGCGTTCTGTTGCTGGCGGTAGCTCATCGCCTGCATCGTGGCAAAAGCGTTCAGAGGATCAAAACCACCAGCGGTGGCTTGCGGAACCTGAGCGGCAATATCATAGCGAACGGGCATTAGTTATCCCTCAGTAAGCAGTCGGCGCGCCCATGTAGCCGGGGCGAAATCCTGCGGCCATAGTCGGTGCGCCATACATGTAGCCCGCACCGCCAGCCGCGCTCTGCGGCGCAAAACGGTTCATGATGCTATACAGCATCGCGTTCTGACCGATACCGCCGAGCGCGCCCTGTAGCGCCGACGCGCCGCCCATGTAGCTGGACGCCCTAGCCTGACCGGCCTGTTCGATGCCCTGCCCCATAGCCTGACCGGCACCGATCATGGTGTTAGCGATGTTCTGGCCGGTCTGCGTGCCGAGCTGCGCGGTCTGCGAAGCCATCGAAGCGCCAGGCGACGCAAGGCCCTGGAGCGACCGCATCTGAAGCTCGCGCTGCTGTAGGAACCGATTATAGGCGTTGCCATACTCTTGGCTGCCCATCTCCTGCCCGAAGCGCGCCGCGGCCTTCAGCGCCGAGCCTGACTGAAGCCCGGCCTGCGCCGCTGCCGAACGGTCAATAGCCTGCTGGCCCTGCTGCACGCGGAAGGCGTAACCCGGATCGGCCTGATAGTCGGCCATGCTAAACGGCTGCGCGTAAGAGCCATAGCCCTCCGCGGTCGGCTGGCCGCCGATGCCATACAGCTCCAGCATTCGGTTGGTCGCTGCGACGCCGCCCTGCCGGAACGGCTCCATGCGCTCGACGCCTTCACGATACATTCGCTCCTGCGCGGCCTGCGCGGCGGCGGCCTGCTGCGCCTGAAGCATCGCGGACATCATCGACGCCTGCGATTGAGATTGCGCCGCCTTCTGTGATGCGTTTGCGCCGAAGAGGCCGCCTATGAGGCTGGTTCCGCCCATCAGGGCTGCGGTAAACGGGTCCATTATTACCTCACTAAGCGCATGTGTTGGGCGGGTTGGCTGAGCGATACAACCTCGTTCCTAAACGATTCCGTTGCCGCTGCGCCCTGCCGCACCTCTTTAGCTACCTCGATCTGAAGCATAGGAAGCGCGCTCACCGCGCACATCCATTCATCGACTTCTTTGCCTGTATTGGGGTTTGTGCCCCGCAACAACGTAAACCACGCGCATTTCAGTTGCACGCAATCCTTCTTTATGAGCGGGCAGAAAGAGCCGTTTTTCAGTTCCATCAGTCTTTCACCGCAATGATGACATCGACATACTGGACATCTAGATTAATGGCCGTCCCAGTAAACGTATGCGTGTGAGGATCGCCGTTACCCGTGCTGCCTGTTGCGGTCAAAGTTGTTTGGTACCCCGCGCCCGCCGCAATGACACCGCCGCCGGCAACAGTAGCATAGTCATGAGTATGCGCCGGCATCTGCGCGATAGTCAGCGACGTTCCGCCAACTGTGCCGCTTACAGCTTGCGAAGTAAACGCGGACGTGAACGCCACGGAACCGCCAGACCCCGCCGCGCCTGACACCACGCGGAGCGCCTTGTTGTCGTGCGTAGTCGATTTAGTCCAGCCAATCGGAGCGGCGGTCTGCGCGAACAGCATGGCCGTGCCCGCCGGAAGATAAGCCCACGCGCCGGTGAAGACGCCGGGCGCAGCAATTTCAAGGGCGCTAGACGGGCTGGCGGTCCCTATACCTACGTTTCCGTTAGCGTCAATCGCAAAAGGCGTCACGTCAGGGTCGGTGGCGTCTTGGACGCGGAGCGCCAAGCCAAACCCGGTCTGCGTGATTTTGAGCGCCGGGTTGGATGAATCAGAGTTAATTTCGACGTTACCCGAAAGCGCGGGGGAGACGCCAGAGATAGGCGCGGCGATATAGTCAGCGGTCCAAATCTCAACGTCGTTGGCGTCGGTCAATTTGAACTTATAGATACTTGCGCCCAGCCAGATAGATGCTTCGCCGCGGGCGTTAAGAATGATTGGGTTTGGGTTAGCCGACGCTCCGGTGTTGTCAGTATAGGTGACGAGTGGCGTAGTGGTGCCCGCCTGATACGTATAAACCTTTCCGCCCACCAACGGTTCGCCGTTAATGTCGAAGAATTGCATCTTGGGGGCTGGGCTAAGGACCGCCATTATTCACCTATATTGCACGATACGGTCAAGATGACCGATGGAATGGCAGGGCAGAAAGCGGTCGCCGGGTCGGCTAGAATCTGCACTCCAGTGTTAGTGGTCGCCCACATAAGC